GGGGTTTGATATTAAAGTCAATACTGACGCTCTTCCTGCCGCATTAAAAGAGATTGAAAACGCCAAGGAAAATGACATTATCTTCACGGAAGATGCCCTTCCTAAAATGAAAGACCTACTAGACTAAAACAATGAACCTATCTGAATGGAGATCCAACGTGGATCTAGCTATTGAACTCAAGAAGCTCCTTGAGAACCCTGTAATGAAACACGCCTTGTCAGTCGTTGATAATCTTTCAATGGCTAAAACATTAGGCAATGGGGCTGGACTTATTCAGCAAGCAAACAATGCTCACGTTCTCTTTGGATATGATAGCGGAAGGGCATCTATCATTAACGATCTATACATCTTGGCAGAAGTTCCAGAGGAGCAAGTCAACATCATCCCCACCTACACCAGCGAATTTTAACATATGGACACACCACAACCAACAACACCCGTAGCAACCATCCCTGCTGAACCGATCCCTACCTCCCCTGCGGAGCGTCCTAGTGATCTGTCCCAGCTATCACGCCAACTGAAGAACAAGCCAAATCTGCCCAAGGTAGATTACAAGAACCTAGCAGAGATCCCTGATGTGGGGACGAAGGAGGTAGCTCCTGCTCCTGCTGGTATTGACGTAGTGCCAGAGCAGTCTGTGCAAGACTTCCTAAAGAGCATTGAAGAGAAGAAGAATACTGGCCCGATTGAGGAATCTCCCAAGGAGGAGGCAAATGTGGGGTCACAAGCTGATAGCCTAGATCTATCCGATCTAGACCTATCAAAAGACCCAGAACCAGTTGAGGAGAAGCCCAAGAAGAAGAGCAAGGAGGATAACCTAGCAGAACTCCGTAAGAAAGCAGAGGCGGCAGAGTTTGAAATCAAGAGCCGAGACGAGAAGATGGCTGAATATCAAAAGAGGGCAGATGAGCTTGAGGCAGAGCTAGAGCGTACTGCTTTTGAGCGTAGCCCCAAGTTCCGTGATAAGTTCCAAGCCCCTTACGAGGCGGCTATCCAGCAAGCTACTGAATGGGCTAATGAGTATGCCTCTGATCCTGCTATTGCAGAGAAGGCTCTCTCGCTAAAGGGCAAGGAGCGTATTGAGTTTATTGACGAGAACTTTGGAGGAGGAGCGGCATCTGCCCAGTTCCTATCTCTCATCAATGACGCTGACAGCAAGCGAGGCGCATTGGAAGCCGCAATGACCAACCACAAGGAAACTGCATCTACGCTTATGCAAGATGAGGAGCGTAGTCGCCAGCAGACTACTGATAAGATCAACAAAAACTTTGAGAGGGTAGCACAGCACCTTGCAAGCAAGTCTGACTTTTTCCGCAAGGGAGATGACGATGATCATAACAAGGTCGTGGACGAGCGTATTAGTGCGGCTCGTAACATCCTCATGGGGACTGCTTCCGAGAACGACATGATGGTAACTCCTTTCCTTGCTGTGATTGCCAAGGATGCAGTTGCCGAGAATGCCAAGCTGAAAGCTGAACTTGCCAAGTATAAGGCTAGGGTGGCTAAGGATTCGGCAGTTAGTCCATCTCCTCGCAGGGGAACTAGCGACACCAACGAGACTACTGGCAAGCCCAAGGGGGCAATGGATTCTATTCGATCCTACTTCCGATAAATGAAGCTCCAGACCTACGGGCTGGACTTGAGTGCATTTCCAAAGGCGACCCAACTAGAAGTTGAGTTGCTGATGGTGAAAGATCCAGATCCAAGTCGGTTCTCTGGCTTGAGTCGGGGTCAGCATATCAAGCACGTTATGGGTATGCTCTGGCCTGATGTGATGAGCAGGTGGAATGATTGGAATGAACTGGCGTTGTGGGCATGGACGAACTACGACGAGATCGGAGTGACTGGCTGTGCGGCGGCAGGAAAGACATTCACCTTCACCCTGCTATCGCTGGTAGAGTTTCTGGCTTGCCCTATGGGGACTCGTATAGCCCTGACATCTACCACAGTCCCATCATTGCGTGGGCGTATCTGGGCAGAGATGATGAAGTTTGTGCGTCCTGTATATCCCTTGTTCGGTCTGAATGTGGTGGACTCGCAGACAAAGATCCAGTTTCAAAAAGGAGACGATAGGGCGGCTATCATTGCCCTAGCGGTCGATAGTGGGGCGATTGAGCAAGCTGTGGGTAAGCTCCAGGGTGTTCACATCCCTCGCGTAGTGATCGTAGCTGACGAAGCGGCGCAGACCAATCCTGCTATCTTCTCTGCTCGTGCAAACCTTGCAGTAGGTACAGACTTCTATCGCTTTATTGCTATTGCCAACGCATCATCGCAGTTTGATCCTCATGGTTTATTCTGTGAACCTAAGATGGGATGGGGATCTATCCAAGATGATGACGAGTTCTGGGAAACCAAGACGGGAGTGTGCGTACGATTCGACGGACTCAAATCGCCGAATGTGAAGGCAGGGAGACTGATTTATCCATACCTCTTTGGACAAGAGAACATTGACACGATCAAGAAGAACTTCGGAGAAGGATCGCTAGAATGGAACAGCTATGTGCGGGGGATGTGGAGCAAGAGCGGTGCAAGGAATACGATCCTAGACCAAGCCATGATCAACGAGGGACGAGCCAGGGAAGGAGTGACATGGGCCGGAGGTGGCATCAAGACGATTGCGGCTCTTGACCCTGCCTTCACGACTGATGGCGATGATTGTATCTTGCGCTTTGCAAAGGTGGGGAAAGCAGTTGATGGAGATCTCATCATTGAATGTGGCGACATCGTGCGACTCACTCTCACTGAGAATGAGAACTACCCATTGTTCTACCAAGTGGCAGACCAGACGATTGCAGAGTTGACCCGCAGAGGAATCCAGCCAGAGGACTTTGCGATTGACGCTACAGGTGCAGGAGCAGGAATAGCCGACATCATCTCACAACGCTGGCAGACAGGGTTTGTACGAGTGAGCTTCGGAGGAGGAGCTACGGAGCATCCAATCTCCATTGAAGATGATCGTCCTGCAAAGCAAGTGTACGCAAACCGAGTTAGTCAACTATGGGGACAAATCCGTACAATCATCATGGCAGGGCGAATGCGTGGGCTGGATGATCAGACCAGCCGAGAGCTATGCGCCCGTATCTACACGCTCAAGAACGAGAAGATGCTCCTTGAGAGCAAGAAGGATTTGAAGAAGCGCACCAAGGGAAACTCCCCTGACAGAGCGGATGCCTTGGCATTGCTTGTGGAAGTGATGGTGACGAACTGGGGGCTTGGCAACAGCGTGGGGAGCCTCGCAGACTCCGATGAAGATTGGGATTCTTTCGTCTCACAGAACACGCTAGAAGCAGATTACGAAGGCTGAAAATCTTTTGAAAAAAGATTTGACCTACCTTCTAGCTGTGGTATGAGTAGGGTCGAACCAGAGGCAATGGCCTCGCAACCCACATAAAAATGAAAAAAGTAAAAACAAGTCATCTCACCGATGACGAAATCTGGGAGAACTATATTCTTCCCGATGTCAAGCAAGTGATTGGAGTGTACCGCAAACTGCTTGAGTCTATAGACGAACTAGCAGATAGAGTCGGATGGTATCCGAATGTGATTGAGGGCAAGGTGTTCCCTAAAAATGCTACACAGCGCAGGGAGATAGATCGCATAATGTGGGATATTGAAAGTTATAGAAAGGAAATGATTGTTACCATGAGAAGAAACTGGCTCGTTCAAGATTTAGGACTGACTGCAGAACAACTTGCTTTGTTAGAATCATAATCAACCACACAAAAAATGAAAAGACCAAAACCATTCGGACAAACGCATTCATGTGAATGTGGCAAGGACACGGAGATAATCGTGTATCCATACATCCCATCCATCACCTCGCATCAATACGAGGACAACGAGGAAGCAGAAGGGGGCTACTGCGATCCAGAGGAATGCCCAGAGTGCGGATGTGGAATTGACTACGAGGACTACGCAGAATGAACGACATACAAATTCTTGTTGGTGATTGTAGGGAAACCTTAAAGCAGTTGCCAGATCAATGCGTACAGACTTGCGTTACATCTCCCCCTTATTTTGGCTTGAGGGATTACGGGCATGATGGTCAGATAGGCCTTGAGCAAACACCTCAAGATTTCGTTGACCAACTTGTTTCTGTGTTCCGAGAAGTGAAGCGAGTATTGCGTGATGATGGAACTCTTTGGTTGAATCTTGGAGACAGCTATTCAAGTTTCAAAGATCAATCAGTAAGGTATCAGACTTTAGCTGGCAAAAGTAGGGATGAACCTCATTCTGGAAAAGCGGCAAACAGAAATGGTAAGATTCTTTCAGAATGTGGATTGAAAAACAAAGACCTTATTGGAATACCTTGGATGGTAGCATTTGCTCTACGAGCAGATGGTTGGTATCTGCGTCAGGACATTATATGGCACAAGCCGAATCCAATGCCAGAGAGTGTTGAGGATCGTTGCACCAAAGCACATGAGTATATTTTTCTGATGAGCAAGTGTGCAAAGTATTATTACGATCAAGAAGCAATTAAAGTTCCTCCAGCAGAAAGCACAATAGGAAGAGGCGCAGTAGATTTTGGAGGAGAAAAAGGAAGAAATTATACTCCAGATAAAAATGATCCTAATTTTAGAAATGGCAACGAGCAATGGGGAAGAACATATGAATATAAAGATGGGAATGTAAATAAGAGAACAATTTGGACTGTTCCCACAAAGCCATTTAAGGGAGCGCATTTTGCAACATTTCCAGAGGAATTGATCCAGCCATGTATCCTAGCAGGAAGCAAGGCAGGAGACATAGTTCTTGATCCCTTTGGAGGTTCTGGAACAACTGGAAAGGTAGCTTTGGAGTATGGTCGCAAGGCTATTCTTTGCAAGCTTAATCCAGAGTATGTGAAGATAATTAACGAAAGAACTAATATAACAAGAGGATTTCAATTTTAATAATATGCAATCAGTAAAACTAGACCGACACAAAGAGCATCAGAAGTATTTCCTGTCTGATAGAACGCAAGTCCCTGGGGGATCTACTGTATCTAAAATAGGAGACGATGCAGGGGCATTGATCCATTGGGCCTGGAAGCTAGGATGCGAGGGCAAGAACTACCGCGATGTATCAAAGGAGGCTTGCGACATTGGTACGTTGGCTCACTTCTACATCGAATGCTTCCTCAACAACCAAGTCGCCGACCTATCCGACTACACACAGGAGGAGAGGGATAAGGCTCTTGTGTGCTACCATAAGTTTCTTGAATGGTGGGAGACGCAAGACCTTGAAGTGGTAGCTACGGAGATCCAGTTAGTGAGTGAAGTATGTCGCTACGGAGGAACCATTGATCTAATTGCCAAGCGGAAGAATGGGGATCATGTGCTGATGGACTTCAAGACCAGCAAGAAGATCAGCGAATCATATTGGAGACAAGCGGCTGGGTATGCTAATCTCTGGAACTTCAACAACCCTGCTTTCCCAATTAAAAGCCATGCTATTGTCAGGATAGGCAAGGAAGAAGAAGGAGACTTTGAAGTAGTCTGGAAAGATGATCTCTCAAAGGAATGGTATGTATTCCAGAAGCAAGTTGATCTCTACTGGGCGATGAAGGCGGCGAAGCCAGAGCCGAAGCCCCGTGGGAGGAAGAAGAAGTGAGTCTCCCATCCAACCTAGACGCAGAAAAGGCATTCCTGTCCTCTGCCCTTCAAAATCCATCTATACTAGATATACACGCCGATCATCTAAAGGCGGCTCTCTTCCATCATCCTGCTCATAAAAACTTGTTTAAGGGGCTTCTATCCCTCTGGAAAGAGGGTAAGAGCGTGGATCTCATAACTATTTCTGAATGGTTAGAGGCTAACAATCTGATGGAAGATTGTGGTGGTGCAGGAGAAGTGGCGGCGATATACTGCCATGTTCCCACATCGCATAACCATGAGGAATACTTTTCAATCATTCGCCACTATCACACTGCTCGACTTGCCATTGCTGGCGCAGAGAGGATTATTGATTCTGCAAAGAATCCTGTAGTGAATGGGGAGCTATCCGAGACTGTGCAGAAGGCTCTAGTAGCTATTGCGTCAGAAGCGGAGAGTGGAACGAAGATTGAATCCATTGGCGAGGCTACATCTCGCCGTCTCAATGAGTATGAGGAGATGGTGAAAAACAAGGGCAAGCTCATGGGACTCACCTATGGCTTCCCTGCTCTTGATGAACACACAGGGGGCATGAGGCCAGGGCAACTCATCGTGATTGGCGCACCCACCAAGGGCGGCAAAACCGCATTAGCTCTTAACATTGCTCAAAGAACTGCTGATGCAGGAAATGCTGTGGGCGTATTCAGCTTGGAGATGAGTAGCGGCGAGATGGTAGATCGTCTTGTGGCCTCCATCACAGGCGTGGATATATCGGTGCTATCCAAGAATCCTACCAAGGAAGAGATGAACAAGATTTCTTTTGGGATAGGACAAGTAGGCAAGCTACCTATCTGGATTAGGGATGAAAGCTCTATCAATCCCCTGCAAATCATGGCGGCGGCTAGGCGCATGGTAGCCACTCATGGGGTGAAAGTGATTGTCTTTGACTACATTCAGCTTGTTATGCCTACCAACTCAAAGGACTCTCGTGAGCGTCAGGTTGCCGAAGTGAGCCGTTGCTTGAAACTTGTAGCCAAAGAATTATCCATCACGATTATAGCTCTCTGCCAACTGAACCGAAATGGTACTGCTCGTGAATCTGATGCGATCCAGCATGATTGCGATATGTTCCTAGTGATCCGATACCAAGAGGAATCTGATAACCAAGAGGATTTAGGATATTGGCTTGACATAAGACTCGCTAGGAATTGTAGTAGAACCTCTTTCCCTCTTAAATTCCAGCCACAATACTTGAGGTTTGAAGAGAGGGAGATAAAACAACACAACTAAATATGGAATACGATAACCGCAACTCGTTCGTGGCATACCCGAACAAAAAGAAAGCAAGTCCCAAGGCTCCCGATTATACTGGAACCTATACGGACAATAACAACAAGCAGTGGGAATGCGCCATCTGGGAGCGCACGTCTCAAAAAGATGGAGCAACTTTTTTCTCTGGGAAAATCAGCGAGAAGAAGGCTTTCACCTCCAAGCCAAAAACAACCAGTTCCAACGACGAAGACGTAGATTTTTAATATGAAGAAGAAAGGACTATACGACCGAATCCATGAAAAGCGTGAGCGTATCGCCAAGGGATCTGGCGAGAAGATGCGTAAGGTAGGAAGCAAGGGTGCACCTACTGCCAAGGCATTCCGAGACAGCAAGAAAACCGCCAAGAAGAAATAATCATGGAAAAGAAATTCTCCAAGAAAGTTACTAACCCAAAGACAGGTCGTGAGAAGACCGTGAGGTATGGAC